CAATATCATATGTAATAGGTGTATCAGGATCATACATATCTGATTTAAATGTATCATTTTCCATGTTCCAGGCTTCTTTAAATATTTGCTCAGCTTTTTTTTCTGGTGGATTAATATTTAAAGATGGATCATCAAAACCTTTAACACCTCGTCTACCAAATCCAGCAATTATAGTACCACCTAATAAAGAACCTGCTCCAATATACATTACAGATTCTTCTAGTGTTGCTGTCGGATCATAAGCATGTCGTATTGGCTCACCTAATGAAACTGCACCTGCTGAATATCCTGCACCTTTTAAAAATCTTGTTGGAAATGTCATACCCTTAACAAAAGGTATTGGCAAATAAGTTATTGGATCACCAAAGGCTGCAATAATTTCTGGCATAATTCCACCACTATCTCTTATGCTTCTAAGATGATTGTTGTAGTGTATTTTTTCTTTTAAGTAATCAAAATGTTCTTGGTTTCTTATATCAGTAAAGTATTCTGAATAATAACTCAAGCCTTCATCTTCTATTTGTTTGTCTATATCTAAGACTGAACTTGCAGGTAAGTCCAAAAATGAATCTTCATTACTTAAAAAAAGTTGCCCTATAGGTTCTAATTGCCAAGCTGCACTAACTGTATCCCAATAGGTAGGATCAGGAATATACTCTTGCCTACGGCTTGGTATAGGTTCTTGAACAGGAAATGGCCCACTTTCAAACCATTTATCTTTTTCAACAACTGCCATTTTATTTTCTTTCTCCAGTTACTGGATCAAATTTACCTTCATATCCAGGTTGGAAACCTTGTAAAATTAAATCTGTTGATCTTTCAAAAACTTTTTTAAAGTTCATATTTTGTTTTACATGTTTATCAACATTTGTATTACTATCACCTATTCTAGCTTGTAACTCTTTACGACTAATTGTTAAATTATTTCCAAGAGCATCAGTTATAGGTCTAGCTCTTTCACCTTCTTTATTTGGTAAATACATATATTGATAAACAACAGCATCTTCATTTGCTGGTCTACCTATTGTAATTAATTTTACATTTTTCCCTAACTCAAGTTGTTCTTCTATTTGAAATTGTGGATTAGATGTATTATGAATATTAACTGCATCATTTAACTCATTTTGTATTTCATAATACAAAGGTGTTTTCATTAATTCTTGTCTTTTAACAGAACCAGTTTGTCCAAATTCTTCTAGATGCTCTAAATAGTTTGGATCATAAATAGCAACTAACTCAAATGGATTTTGCAAACCTGATGTTCCTGGAGGCACTTCATAATCTTTTGGCAATCTTGATGGATGAGTATTAAAAAATTCATCTGTTGACCATTTTGTAAATACTTTACCTGTATCAAAATCTATTTCATCTGGATCATCTGTTGCTACTGCAAATCCATAAGCATATTCACTATGACCATATCCTGCTTTATTTATTAATCTTTCCATAACTCTTATAGTTTCTGCTTCTATATCTTTTTTTATAGTTGTAGATGCTAAATTTAATTTTACTTGTTTATTAACGTCTGATAAAAAATTAAAAGCCATCATATTATCAGCACCAAAATTAACTTCACTATACTCAGATTTAACTATGTCATTTATTTCATTTGTTATTGTTCCTATTTCTTCTCCATATGTACTTTTAAAAAAATCATTATTAACTCTAGGAGCAACAACACGATTACGAATATATAAATCTGCAGCTTCTTCTGCAGTATTTGTTATTCTTACTGCACTTATTAAATTTGCCATTTCTCTTTCTTGATCATCATTCATGTTAGGTAATTTATTAATAAGACTAGTGTATATAGTTTTACCTTTATCTGTTCTGTAAATAGCTCCTGTAGCATTTCTAAATGATTCTTTACTTAAAAAATTTACTATGTCTCCTTTTAAACCAACTATTTCTTCTTGAGATTTACCTGTAATATTTTGTGCAAAACCAACTACTTCTCTATGTGCTTGTGCGCCAATTATATGATACTTAGCTGCAACCCATTGTTTATAAGCTCCAGCTTGATCAGATACTAAAATATTATCTGCATCTATTGTAGGTGTTACATTGGGATATTCATTCATAAACTCTGCTACTAACTCTTTATTTAATTTAGAACCTGCTTGATCTAATTGACTTGCAGCATATATATAATCTCCTTCTGCTTTTAAAGAATTTGGATCAACAGTATGATCTTGACCACCTGCTTGTAATCTGCGAGTGTTTTCTATATATGCATTTATTTTGTCTTGTTTTTTAGATGTAGTATATAAATCAGTTAGCAATCCTCTTTGTTTTGCTAATACTGACATTACTTTGCCTCTAGCTATTTGATTATCTTTACCATCTAAACCAAAATCTTTTAATGTAACATTTTGTATATTACCTTCATTGTCTACTAATGGTACTTTTTGATCTTGAAAGTTTAATAATAATTCTAAATTTTTTATATTTGAATGTCCTACAGCAATAGAATCTGCTGACTCATAATCTATTTGTAAAAATTTTTGTGCTTCTCCTCCTGCCTCAAACATTCTTTTGTAAGCTGGATATAAAGAATTAAGCCATATATGCGCTCCAGCAACTTGTTTTAGTTCTTGTTGCTCTGCTTGTATTTTAATATCTTCTAATAAATTTATACCTTCTTCTGGATCTCCAGCCCATAACGAACCAAATTGGTTTTCAAAATCAACAGCAATTTTATTAAATCTTGCTGTGTTATAAGATTTAACTTTTTCAAATTGTCTGTTTGCAATGACTGCTCTTGTTTGATCTGTATTCTTTTTAACAGCAAATTCAAAAATAGTTCTCATTTCATCAGGTATAGTCTCTCTAAGCTTGTCTAATGGCTCTTGTATATTTGCATCAAACATAGCAGTTGTTTCTGCAACACTCTGTGTAAATGTAGAGTTTTGTTGCATGATTTCTTTTTCTTGATTAATAATAGAATTAGCTGTAGTTACTGCTGCATCTGCATAAACTTTAGCTACCTCTTCATCAAAGGTAACTGCAGCCCAAGATGTACCAATTAAATTTTCTGGAGTTTTATATCCTTTAGCTAACTTTCTTGTTCTTTCAATACCATCAGCACCAGTATATGTTACATCTTCAAATATTATTTCTGCTCCTGTAGCTAATTTCTTTGCTCTGTTTTGTTCATATGCTTTAGTTTTTTCTGTTTGATTATCTACAAATCTTCTTGTAGATTCAGATAAACTAAATTCTGATTGAGCTATTGATTGTGATGAACGTTTTAGTTGATCACCTCTATTTACTCTAATCTCAGCAGGATTAAAACTTCTTGTTTTTTGAAATTCAAATGCCATTATTTTATAAATCCTTCAGGGCCACCTGATGTTAAACCTCTAGCAGAATAATAATCAGTTGCTCCTGGTGTTTTTATTCCACTTGCTGCTGTTGCAGCTGTAGTAACGCTTTTAATAAACTGTTGTTGAAATGCACTTTTATTTGCAGACTTAGTAGATTCTAATTGCCTTCTAGCATCTAAAGATGAAAAAGCTAAATCTCTTTGTTTTCTTGATTGATCTAATGCTATTACATTAAGCTCACGATGAAATTGACTTTTATTAAATCTCATTGCAGCTTCAAAAGAATTACTTTGACCAATACCACTAGGAGACAATAATGCTCTATTTGTTGCCTGTCGTCTTAAAAATTCTTCTTTTAGAAGATTACCTTTTTGCATTGACTCTAAAATTACAGAGGATCTATTACTAGCTATTTGTTCTTGCTCATCTCTATATGCTTGTTCAGCAAAAGCATCTGATGATTTTTGTGCTGCTCTTGCTGACAATATAGAATAACCTGCAAGGCCAACACCACTAGCAACTGCTAATGTTCCTGCTGTTGCTCCACTAACTCCTACAAATATTGCTGGATGACACATTAGAAATAAACCTCCGATGTTATACCTAGTACTCGCATTGGCAATGGTGCTGACTGCGATACTGTCAATGTTGGATCTTTCTCATAGCCAAGTGTATAAACTTCTCTTTTACCTGTCAAAGATTGTAATCCACTAGATGAATCATTTGGATTAGATCCAATTAATACTTGATTTGCATTAATAGTTACATTGTATGTTGTTGATAATTCTAGTATTGCTTTACCTATTTTTCTAGGTAAACCTGTAAGTACACCATTACTTAATCTAGCATCTTGTGGCAATGTTTCTACATCAATAGTAAAGTCTAAACCTATATCACAAGCTGCTGCTGGTGAAGGAAAAGTAACTGAACCATCAGATTGTACTACACCATTACCATAGTAAAAGAAATCATCATCTTCGGTTGAACCTGATGTTGCATGTACTGTTTTACCTATATGTATAAGACCAGTAAATACTCTACTTGTTACCCATTCTAATGATGTGTTATCACTTTGCGTAACTGAGTCATCTATTGTAATTACATATTCATTGGTATTACCTGTAGCTACACTACTAGTTATGGTGTGTATATCTCCTGTTCCTCCAAACTGAAATGTCTCTCCTACATTAGGTGCTGCTGTTGCTCCATCTACAATTAATGTACTTGAGCTTGTTACTGCACCATTTAATAATACTGTACCATGTGGTTGATAACTTGATGATATTGTTTTAGTTTCTGACATATCAGTAGGTATATCAAACTGTGTACTAGCAAACTGCTCTAAATAAAAATCTGTACTTGAATTAATAGTTCTTTCTACTAATGCAAATATAGTTGATGAAGTAGAGCAAATAGATTTGTAATTACCATCTGTATTCCATAGTGTCCAGCCAAATATCTTTTGATCTTTTTGACTATTGTATACACATATTGTGCCATCACTATTAACTAAAAAATAAAACTGTTCAGTTCTTCCAGGCAATGCTGTAGCTGTTGCTGTATCATCTGGTGTAATAATTAAATGTGAAGATTCCAGGCTAGTATTGTTGCTGTCAAATAATTCTGTTGTAGATGTAAATACATAGTCTCTAATATTTTTTCCATTCTTTTGTATGTATAAAGTACCACCATCAAATTGTCTTGGCATACCAGCTTGTTGTGCGCCATAAGCTGTTTGTCTAATAATCATAGAATCAGTTGGTGTTATATTCTTTCCTGTTTGTGGTCTTAAAAAAAACTCTGCACCGCTAGTAAATATTTCAAGTACACGCCCACTTACTACATGGCGTATCTCATTTATTTGATCTGATGCTATTTGCATTTGCAAACTTTCATCATCTTTTCCTGTGCCTACATCAAAATTAAAAAATAGTCCTACTTTACTTGATGTTAAATAATCAGGTGCTGCTTCACTGCCACCAAAAAATAATCTTTGTTCATGAAAACAACAGCTTCTTGGATAACCATTTACATCACTATACAGTTGCTCATCCCATTGTCTTGTAGGTGGATGACCACTAACTTTTACACTTGCACCTCCACCATCTACAGACTCTGTAGCTGTATCACCACCTCCTGCTGTATATGTAAATCTATTATCATCTACAACGGTTATAGTAAATGTGCCATTAAGATTAGCACTTGCTAAACCATCACCAGCCGAATCAAATATATCTTGTGCGCCTGATATAGTTACACTTGCACCTGTTGAAAAACCATGTTGTGCCATTGTAACTTCTACCACACCAGAGCCTTGTATTGTTTTTAATGGGCTATCGTCTAATTCAATTTCTACTTCACCAAGCAATGTACCTGTTACTACAGTTGTTGATGTATAACCAGTAATTGATATTTCTACATTATGATATCTGACTCTTGTACCAACATAATCACTGGTCCAATATGCAGAAGATGTTGTAAGTGTTACTCCTGTTGTACCTTTTGCTGTTGCATCAATATCTAAAGTAATATCATCATCAGCAAATTTAAAATAAGGTTGATATGTTTTTTCTCCATTAACACTTGAGTCAAACTGAAACACACTTAAACTAAATGTTGTTGCTCCAGTTCTTTTTAATATACGAGGTGAAAAACTTTTATGTGTGATAATCATAGAATCGCCTTGTTGCGTAACTGTAAGTTCTTTTAACTCGGCTGTTGCAATACCAGTTGATGTTATAGTTTGTAATAATGTGCCATTGGTACTATAAACAGTTATTGTACCATTGGTAAAAAGAACAATATATTCTTGATCATCGCTATAAATAAATGCTTCTAATCTACCATTTCCAGGAGCAATAGCTCTATATACTGATCCAGGCCTTCTTTCAATACCACCTTGATTTAAAGTTAATACATTTCTAGCTCTTTTTAAACCTTGTTCGTAAGCAACAACATCTACTCTAGATGCAATCTTAGGATCTAGTTCTCCTCTTACAAAACTTGATTGGTGTATTCTTTGTATTCCCATTCATTAGCTCGACACAGTTGCGTTAACATTACTAAATGCAGTACGATTTCTTCTATTGCGCATCCTATTAACATCCATGCGTTTGGTTGTTTGTGCTTGACTATCTGTAGATTTAGCTAAAGCTATTTGTCCTAATGCTCTATTTCTATACAATTCTGATAAGCTATCATTTCTTGCTATTGCACCTGCAAATAAACTAGCTAGTTCAAATACCATAGCTTGTTTGAAATATGGTGGAAACTCTGCTTCACTTGGTTGAAATGTATAATCACAAATTAATGTATCACCTGATCCTGTATCTGCAAATATTTTATCTCCATATCTATCATAAGCAATAACATTGTCATTAACTGTAACTGTATGAATTAATAATGCATCGGCTGGTGCTTGATAAGAAGATTTAAATCTACCTAATGGAGCAACTGATTGATAACTTAATTGTATTTGTTTAGTTGAAAAACGCCATCTAACTCTAGTTAGCATTGCTTCTAATGTTGATTCATATAATTGACCAGCTACAGTAGATTCTGTAGTGGCTTCTTCAAAGCTAGTTATTATGTTAGCACCAACTAATACTAATGCTTTGTTGCATATGTCAAATTTAGTTTCTGATAACATAATACCTCCAGTAAATGAAGTGGGAGTTTAGGGTGTAGTCGTGCCTAACTCCCACATCAATGACACAATTATGTGCCGTTTGTTGTTGTAACAGTCGCTGCACCTGTTGCTGATGATACTGTTAGTACATCAACGGTAGCTGTACCGCCTGTTGAACCTACACAGATGATAATGTCAAACTGTTTTAGATTGTTAGTTACTGAATTAAAGTAACCTGAACCTGCAACAGTCGCAACTGCATCTGCTGATTGATACATGAAAAGGTTTGAATCACCGCTTCCTGCTATCAACTTTAAGTTTTCTGCTGTTAAAGCCATAATTAACCTCCGTTATTCAGTTATCTGTATTTGCATAAAACCATTGCCGTCAATTTCTACAGCGTTCATGCTCATATAAGATGTTGTTAAATGACTTACCTTTTCTGGGATGTAATTCATCTCAGTTCTTACATCAGCACCTGTCGCAAGACCGATTGCTGATTTGTGGTAAGCGTGGCAATCTCTAGTTGTACTAGCAATTGTCAATCCTGAATGTGTAAAGAATAAGAAACCTAACCATCTCTTAGCTGTCATTCCGCCTGAGTATGGAAGCTCACTCTCTCCAACATATTCTGCTCTAGAGAATTGATCAAGCTGTAATAAGTCAGCCCAACCAGCAGGTGATACTACAAAGTATCTTTGACCATCATCAGGAACATCGTTTTCACCGAATGTTTCATATGTTGTCAATGCTTTTGCTAGTGTTAAACCAGCAGATCCATGAACAATATTAGCTGCATTTGTACCTGCATCTAATACATCAATGATTAGCTGATCTGTTTGTCTACCTAATGCAGCAGCAGCACTTTGTGCAAGTACTTGTCTCTCATCAATGTTTGTTTTCAATTCATCTAGACGATCAACGTAATCACTAGCATAGTAATCTTGTAGTGTTACATCAACTGTTGTATGTGAAATATCCATTGTTGGAACTTCTGCATGGCGATTTTTAGTAACGGCTACTCCTTTACCTACTTTTTGGAAACGAGCTTGGCTACCTTTTACATTTTTAGACTGCCTTACAGTATTCATTAATTTAGAACCCATACGTTGATATGCCATATGAACTTCTGCTTCAAACTGTTTAATAAAGGCAGTTGATATAGATGTACTCATCGTTTATCTCCTGTTAAATTAAATTAAAATTTCACAGTTGTCCTTTATCCATCAATTCGGTTGTCCATTTAGGGCCTATCTCAGCAATAATGGGCTGTATGTCTATATCTACTTTTGGTAGATGTTTATAAAAGTAATACATTTCAATATCTTTTACAAGTATTGGTTGCTTAGAAAAGGAATATTTTTGCCATTTTAACCATTTTATACTCTTTTTATGCTCATTTATTATAAAATTAAACAAGAAAGTATAGTGTGATTCAAGATAATGTAACCATCTTAGATTGCCTTGTAGAAAAAATCTTTTGTGTTTATGTAATAAATCACTAGCTAAAAACCATACTGCAGCTTTATGTGGATTAGTTTTACTAACAGGCATTGCTCCCCATATTGCTACTACTTCATCTGTATCTTTTTCAAAAATAGTAAAACTATGTGTGTTAGGTCTGTTGTATCTAAAAGGATTAATGAGGGCAGTCAGAGGATCTACCCCCATCAAAGCTAATTCATATTTATCAAGCTGTTGTAAGTTTGGTGCTAATCTATAACAATCATCAGGGATTGTTTTTTCTACATAGAGCATTACTTAGTCAACATTCTAAATGCTGCATCTACCTTTGCTACATAAGCATCATCTCTATAACGAGGATCATAGTATCTTTTATCCTGCATCATAGCTCTAGCATCAGCCATTGTGAGCTGTTTCTCTGGTTGAGTAAACTGCTCAGATCTAACACCAGTCTTATTCATTTCCATAATACGCTCAAGTGCTTGTATACCACTAGCAGATGTTCCTAAAGAATATTGTATTGCTTCATACTCTTCTGGCGGAAAGTTTTTACTAGCCCAAGCATTTACTGCATCTATTCTAGAATTAGCATTTTCACCTAATGCTTCCATTTCTTTTTCTAAATTTGGTTGTTGCGACTGCATCATTTCTACATAAGCATTAATACCAGCTTCATACTCTTCTTGATTCATACCATTTGTTTTTGCAGTTTCTTGCCACCAAGAATACATTGGGTTTTCTTGTACCATTTCTTCTGTAATACCTTCTGGTAATTTAGGTAACTCATACTTTTCTGGCACAGTTTCTGCATGTTCATTAGCAAGTTCTTCAATTAGTTTTTCTCTAAGTGCATCTTCTTTACCACCTACATAAGTTTCTAATTGTGCATATGATTTAGCCATTTCATCTACATCAACATTGCCATCTCTCCAAAACTTTTCAGGAATATGTTCAGGTCTTTCTGCTACAGGTGTTTCTTCTGCAGGTACTTCTTCTAAAACTTCTTGCTCAGTTACTTGTTCCTCAGCCATTTTTACTGTCCTCCACTACTTTTTGTGATTGTCCTTTGTTTGTTCTGCGCTGTATTAACCCAACAATATATCGTTGTCCTTCAATATGTCTTAATTGTTTATCATCTATTTCAGGTCCAGCTACTGTTTCTATCGTAATGGATCTCAAATAAGTTAAAAATGTTTTTCCTGCATCGGATGTAAATAATGCTCTTGATACTGCATTGAGTGCTTCTTCTTGATCTGGAGTTCTTTCTATCCCATCTAAACCTAATAAAGTTTTGACTTTTTTTTCTACCATGCTACACCTCATGTTGTTATATTTCACGTGAAACAATGGCAAAAATGTTACCAAAAGTCAAGGACTTATTATCCTTCCATTACTCCTTGTGCTGCTGCTGCTTGTTGAAGTTGTTGATATTGTTGCATTTGTTGCATCATTTGAGCCATCTCTTGTGGGGATCTAATTAACTCTTCTGGTATTCCAAGTTTCTTAGCTATGTATTTTGCAACTTCATCTTGTTTAATCATAACATTTAATAATTGAGGACCAACTCTTCCTTGAATTAATCCTAAAAATCTATCAATATTTACTACATCAGATTGATATTGTGCTTGTGCTAATGGGCTAGAAGATTTAACTTGCACTTCTTTACCATTAACTGTTGGTATTTCTATACGGCCTTGTCTCTTTAAGATATGAATAACTCTAGCTAATACAGGATTGACAAGCTCTGCTTGTAATCTACCAAATGCTGCACCTATTTGCCTGGACAAATCAGCTTGTCTTTCAGCTACTTCTGTTGCAGACATTGGTGTTTTCTCATTTGGATTACCTAACATATCATTGTATAAAGCTTTTTTAATATTAGTTCTCATATCTCTTAACACAAGATCAGATACATTAAAGTTACCTGCTTGTGCTATTGGTTGTAAACCTGCACTACCTGCTGCTTTCGGAATTACTGTACCTGGAATAAGTGCAATGTTGTCAACATTAATGACTCCATCATCTTCCACTTGGTACATACCAGATATACTCATTTGTGCATTTTCTAATATTAGTTCTACGACTAAATTAGCTGTTTTAATTGCAGGTAATGCAAACTGTAAAGGACCTCTTCCATATGTTTCACCAGCACATTTAGACCAGCGATAAACAATATATGGATTACTTCCTGAACCTTTGTATGTTTCTTCATATACTTTATGTTCATAGTCTTTTGCTATAGCACAAAATATATTTACCTCTTCATTAACTTGTGAATAATCACGATACACAGTTTCAATAATAGTAATTTCCTTGTCGGGATTTGCTTCCATATCCATAGCCATCTTGTCATTGTAGATTGGCTTAGCATATGCAAAAGTAAGTTCTTTTAATTTAATCTTACGAGTGCGATATACTGCATCTACTCTATCATCATGGCCACTTGTTAAACATACTTGTGGTAATGGAATAGCTTTAAATCTTATTGGTTGAACCGCATCACCTTCTTCAACTAATAAAACTCCTGTGCCTAAAGCTATATCTAAAAATGTTTCATGTACTTCTTGAGCAAAGTTTGAGTTTTGTAATACTTCAAATACATATTCTGTAACTTGATCTAGTGCTAGATTAGTTTCTTTTTTCATATCTTCTGGTACTTCTGTACCTGCAACAAACTCAGCCCATCTTGCATAGTTAGGTACAATACCTGACTGCAATCTACTAGCAAACTCTTGGACTCCTACTACAGCAGTCTCATCAAAGATATGATCTGTCCTTCTTCTACCTGCAGTTTCTGTAAAGAATGATTCTCTTTGTGGTAAAGCATATTCATAACATTCTTCAAACACTGATAACCATTGATCTTTTAATGACTTAGCATGTTGATACTTAGCTAATATTTTTTTTACTGGACTTTGTATTTGTGCAACATTTACATCTGCTTGTTTTTCTATCATTACGCACCTAATGTTTGTTTAGATTTTAAAGTTTCTGCAACATCAAATCCACTACCACCTTTTCTTACACCAGCAAGTAGACTTCTTCTATTTCTTTGTCCTCTAATAGTAGCTTGAGCTATCTCTAACTGTTCAGCTTTTAATGCAGCAGCGTTTCTTCTTTCTTCTTCAAGTAATTGTTTTTGCTTTCTTTTTTCTGCCTCTATAGCTTCACGCTCGGCTTGAGTTGGGCCTTGTGGTACAGATGGACTAGGAATACACATTATCTATTTCTCCTACTAAAAATATCGCCTTTAGGTTTTGCAGTATATACATCAAAATCTCTTTTGGCTACAAAAGGTCTAGTTGTTTTTCCTCCAACCACTAAACTTCTACCTTCTCCTGCACCTAACAACAAATACTGTAAAGCATCGTGTACATGCGAAAATCTATTTTTGTTTGGCTTCTCATCATAGCGTTCACCACTTGTTTGAATACGCTTGTAATGATAACCACCACTAAATCCTTTTATTAAGTTAATACATTTTGGATCAATTAACAAGCCTGATTCTCCATCTGTCATTCTTGTTAAAGTTGCATTAACTGCTTCTAATCGTATTAATACATCATTTGATGGCGCAGGTCTAGCATTAATTCCTTTTGATCTAAGTATCTGGAATGGTGTTGCTTCATCTGTTTGCACTCTATGATCTCCTGCAGGATCACCGAAGATATGAAAAGTTCGTGGAAGATAGAGTGCCATTTGCTGTTTTAATAAGTCTGAGTATCTTACAATACCCATATCCTCCGCTACCAGCTCATCCAGTATTACCCATCTTCCTCTTATGCGTTGAGCAAACACACAAGCTGGAGTCAAACCAAAATCAATCCCCATAAATATTGGCAGTTGATCTGCAACCAAACAATCACTCTTAGCAACATGTACATCAGTTCTAAACGAGTCATATACTGGCTTACCATCTTCAATTAAACCTAATTTGTTAAGTACATACACATCGATCCAAGATTTAGTTTTACCTCTAATAATGTTTGAATAATAGTTATTGGTTAAATTATTTAAGTTCTCTGCATCTTCATTACGTTCATATTCTTCAACTACATTATCTTTACCCATAACTTCTGTCATTGCAGGTGGTTGATTAAAGAATGACCAGTTATCAGGTTTTACTAACATCTTGGTTTCTTGTTTAGTAAGGTAGTCTGGCAATACTGTTTCCCCTGCAAGTATAGGCCACCAATGTTCTGTATCTGGTGCGTTAGTATCAGCAATAACGCCATACCAACTTGGGCCACCATCACGCATACTAGGATAACGACCAACACGCATAGTACAGGCATCCACAATAGACTTGGGTATTTCTCTTGCTTCATTAATCCATACTCCTGTAAGTTCTAATGATAATAATTTCTTGACATCTTCTGGCCTATCTAGTGCTAGAAAGATAACTTCTAGTTCTATATCACCTTTTTTAATCATATGAGTAAACGGCACACTATAGGTAAACTTACCCCATTCTTCTTCTGGAAACCAATCTAACCATGTTTTCATAGTAGTTGTTTTAAGTTGTGGATTAGTATTACGAATAACTGCCCATCTAGACTTACGGATACCTTCTGCATTAGGTTCTTGTGCTAATGCTCTACGTAAAATTTCTATGCAACATGATACTGACTTACCACTTCCGACTGGTCCACGTAGACCACGAAAGAAAGAATCATCTTTCATAAATGTTTTAACGACTGGTCCAGGAGCTTTATAATCTAGTGATGCCATATTTGACTGCTAGTTCGTAAAGTTTTTCTACTGCTTCTGGCGACATAGCTGCAAGTATTTTATCTGCTTCCATATCAGTTACAAAGTCTTTTGGATAATGTTTCATATGCTGTGTTTTAACAACAGTTCTAACTTTATTCCACTGTGCTTTGCTATATACATTTGGATTGACTACTTCATTCATACTAAATCTACCTCTTCTGTAAACAGACTTGTATAATATTCATTAGATGCTAATGAATTAAATATCATTTCTTTAGTTATCGGTTGTTCATGATTGTTCGCAATACTTGTTGTGGCAAAATCAGCACTTGTCATATCTTTAATATTAGCTTTGTCAAAATTATTATTAATATTATCTTTTATTTTATATTTATAATCTATATGAGTTCTTCCTAAATCTCCTGTTGAATTTAGACCTTCTGTTGCATGTAGACCTTCTTCAAGACCACCTGGTCCTTTAAATCTTTTATGTTTTCCATATGTTGTATTTTTACTAAGTGCATATGCTGCATCAATATGTGGCATATAATATTCGTCTGCAGGAACATATTTACCATCTACATTAAAAGCAATACCACCATTCTCAAATTTTAATTTTGCTTTCATTATTGCTTTGGTTACTACAAAATTTGTTGGATCATCTTTGTATTTTTTATTTCTAAGCACATCTATTGACTTTCCTGTTGCTTTAGATACTTCATTTAATACTGCATCAATATATTGTTTTTGATTTGGATTATCACTTGCTGGTGCGTATTTCATAACTAAGCCTTCTAAAGATAAACCTTGTCTAATTTTTGAATTTATGTCTACAGCCATTGCTCGTAATCCTGTAACAGGATGATCAAATATAGCAAAAGCGTTCATCTTATAATCTTCTTCACCTCTAGCATTTATAAATTTTCTAGGTATATTTTTTTTTGGATCTCTAATAATTGCTTCTAACTGACTTGCAGTAAGATGTTTTATATCTCTGTCATTAGCATAAGATCCAACTGTACCTGCGTAACCTTGTGTTTCTTCAATATTACCAGGATTGTTACTTAGTTCTGCTAATTTATATTTTTTACCTTTAATAACAACTGTTTCTGGTTTGGTTGTAGTTACTGCCATTACACCACCTGTTGATTGTAGATAAGTTCTTTAGCCATCTTCTCTGCTAGTTCTTGGCTATGCCCTTTGAGTAATTTAGACTCCAGGCATTGCTCGTACCTTTTCTTTAAGTCTGCTTCTTGGGCTTTCTTTTCGTTCTCTAACATTGTCTTGGCTCTTAACTCTGCTTTCTCAAACTTCGTTAAAATTTTTTTTGGTAATGGTTTGACACCCAATGGATTAACTTTTGGCATAACTATTCTCCTAACAGTTCCAGGCACGTAATGATTTATTAATTCTTGAATTTGGATCTCTTGCAGTTTTAGCACTGGTTAATCTTTTCTTCATGCCTTTCATTCTAGCACAAAAAGATTTACGCCTCGCTGCATCTTTCTTAGTCTTTGGATTAGGCGCAGGAGGTTTTAAATTACCGCCTGTTTCTCTATTGTAACTGGCTCTGCCTTTAGCATTTAATCCACCCTTTGGATCTTTACCAGCTTTTCTTGTCCACGCTGGTGTTGCCATTAGTATTTAATCTTCTTTGGTTTTGGCATTGGTTTCTTTGTCATACCTTTTTTCTTCATCATTTTTTCTTCTCCTTCATTTTAGCTAATAATTTTTTCTGCATTCCTTTAGGTAAATCCTTAAAGTGCATCAAAGGCTTACTTGATTTTGTATGAGTCTTACCAGAATGTAAAGAACCATCTTTCATCTTGTGAGTTTCACCTTTAAATAAAGTGCCTGACTTAGTGTAATGCGGTACGCCTTTCATTAGGTTCTCCTATACTTGGCTGTTTTCTTTGCAATATCTTTTGGTTGACTACTAAACTGTTTTCCTTTAGCGGTATCTGCTCTTTTCTTAGCGGTCGTCTTGGCATACTCTCTAGCCGACAATGCATTTCTTGCTGCCTTTGGTAGATAGCGTTCGCCTGTCTCTCCTGACTTCTTGCCTGACTTTGTACCCCAGTCCTGCTTAGTCCACTTCGCTAATTTGTTATCAGATTTTTTTGCACCTGAATATGTACCACCTGCATCTTTGTAATACTTAACAGCTAACTGCATGGCTCTGGCTGAGTGTTTACCACCCATCTTAGCTTTGGCTCTAGCTTTTGCTCTTGCCCATTTGGCTGGATCTCTTTTCGTTGCAGTACTCATGCACCTAATGTCTGTCCTTGTTTCTCTAATTGTTGTTTTGCCATTCTTCTTTTGGTCAAACTACGTTTAAGTGATGGATACAAATCTCTAATGTTGCCACCAAACAATGTCTTTTGTGATGCGGTGCGCCTAAAGTTTCTAGCTTCTGCTTGTGCTTTGACGACATCTGCCTTACCGAACGATGATGTCTTGTAAGTCGGATCTTGTTTGATTGGCAATAAAGTGCCTTCATACGCTTTACCCGTCTTTTGTCGGTATATATCAGCCGCCTCTCTGGTAACACCTGGATCTCTAACAGGTCCAAGTAATGTTGGCGGTGTTTCTAACCTGCGTTCAAAGATTACACCACCTGTAGGCAAAGGTACTCGTTTAAAGTACTTAAAGAACGGATCTCTCATTTGCTTGGCAATAAACTCTTTCATAACTTAGACTATAACGAAAAAAAAATTTTTTTCAAGAACGAGTTTTGACGGAAAATAATGCGTGGATAGTACCTCTTATGTAATGGTCAGCTAGATTTTTAAACCCCCCTGTAGTCAGAGCAGGTCTAACTCAAATCAATATTTACCCTAAAATCACCAACTATCTGATGTTGATGTTTATCTGGTGCTTTGAATCCTGCTCTGTCAAGTATATCCTTCGCTGATTCCATCTGAACGTACTCTGACTTGGCG